TGCCAAGGCTGGCAGCTCAATGAAAAACGGAATGGAAAGGCTTTCGCCGGCGGACTTGTCAAATATGGGGCTGACTATGGTGTACGTAGATGCCGAACTGGTTAAGCTGGTGTTGCCATACACGTGCGTCGTGTATTCATACGGGAATTCGCTAGCGTCGCCAAAGCCGTTGAATACAAGCTGCGACCCTGCATACGTTACGTTGCGCTGCAAGTACTTGGTGCCGATCTTAATCGTGAACTCTAATTCAACGCGGCTTACACGGTCGTTGCCTGTGCTTGTAAAGTCGCCGTCGTACGTGTAGTTGAACGTACCGCTAACGGCCAAAACAGTACCACTGTCGTAATCTATGTCCGTATCGCTTAACGTCGTGCCAAATTGCGATTCGGTAAAAAGGTTGTCCTGTATTACGGGCAAATTGCCGTTGAACCTGCGCGTACGTGTTACCGTCTTGAGTGGTGCAAGATAGCTGTACTCGTAACCGCGCAAGCGTTCGAAAGTGCTGTCGAATGCTTTGGCGGCTGAAAGGCTTTGCTGCGTGAGTGCTGTGCCGTCCTTTTGCGTTCCTTCTACCGTAAGCGTCGTGCTGTACTTCTGCGCGCCTACAGGCAAAAACCACCATTTCCCCTGTGCTTGAAAGACGCGAGCGTTAAAGACGCGCGCCAAGCTTTCCAGCACTTCAAATGCGCTGTAATATTGGTTTAACCCGTTTTGGTCAGGGTTGTAAAGACCGTAATGGCTAATACGTGTATCGTCAAGCTGGTCACTGCCTGTGTAGTCGGTGCTGTCAAAATCGTTGACGTAGTACAGAAAGTCGTCCGTGCCCCACAGGTGCGTCGCTCGCGTCTTATTTAAACAGTTTAACAAGTGTTCAACGCCTGACTCGATACCCGTGTATGCGCTGCCGTCGTTGTTGTATTTGACGCTTTGCAAATTGCCAAGGTCGTCAGATGCTGTAAGTGTGTTTTGAATCGGGTAATAATCAAACGGCCTTACTACCTGCTCAGGTAATAAGATGCCGCCCCACCAAAAGTCGTCCGTGCCGTCAGGATCGCGGCGAACGCTTACGGAAAAACGCACCTCTACGTTTGTAGCCAGCAAGTCCATGAACGTCGTGTGGTCGCTGTTTTCTTCCGTCAAGGTAAACGTCACTTCACTGCCGATGACAGGTTGATAACGGTCCTCATTGTTGCCGCTGTATCGCAGCACGAAGCCGTCAGCGCCAAGGTTAAACTCCACCGCGCTACCAACGTAGTCGCTGTCATGAATGTTGAGACGCCAGTCGGTGCCTTGGTCGTCAGTAAACTCTGCAAATAGTCGAATCGGGTCAGCCATCAGAAACCTCTTACACGGTTACGGTCAAGTGCATTGCGCTCGCTGGTCAGCAAGATGTCGCGCCCAGAGATGCGGCCTGTGACTTGCACCTGTTGGCCGCCCATCATGCTCTGCAGCTTGTCGAGCGGTGCCACAACCTCTGGGTTGATGTTGCTGGTGCCTGCGCCCTCACCGACCATGGCAAGCGAAGCGCCTGTAAAGAGTCCACCGTCAGCCATCATAGGCAAACCAAAACCGCCCGCAAGGAAATACTTTAGTCCAGCCTTAGCGCCTGTTATCTCTGCTACGCCGGTAGCTCCTCCAGTCAATGCTGCAAGTACAAGGAACACAGCAGTCAACGCCGCAGCTTGTACAGCAATCTGCTTGAGCGTGCTGATCATGGTCTCACGGAAATTAAACGTCCCCTCAATCATTGAAGAAAACACACCTTGAAAAGCGCTCTGCAAACTGAAAGCAAAGCTTGCCACGCTTTGCTCAAACTCATTCAAGCCTTGCGCAAATTCGGTGACACCTTCCTTTAGCTTCTGGAGCTTTGGCTCAACTCCATCGTCAATGATTTGGACGGTCAGCGGCTCCATGGCTGTCATGTACGATGCCTGCACCCTTTGCATAGCTTGCTCGGTTGCTGTGGCCGCTGCTAAGGCTGCACTGGCTTCGTCTGCAAACTTCTGCTCGACACCTGCAAGCATGCCCTGCATTTTCTGCAGCTGTTCGTTGGCCGCTTCGTATGCTGCATTAGCTTCTTTCTGCTCCTTGATGGCTTTGCCGCCAAACTTTTCTGCAATCTTATCCTTGGCGTCTTTCTCAGCCTTCAGCAAGTCGACCAACTTCTGCTGGTTATCAATGGCCGACTCGATGTTGCGCTTTTGCTCCTCCAGCGAAAGGTCCTTGTTTGCTTCCGCTAACTTGTCGATAGCTGTAACTGCGTCGTCGGTCTTGCTGTTCATCAAGATCAAGCCACCAACTACTAAACCTATACCAGTGGCCACAATTGCAAATGGGTTAGCCATCATTGCCACGTTGAGCGCAAGAAACGCTGTCCGAGCTAACTGCAAGCCGCTAATAAACTGCGGCACAATTACAAGAAGTGGACCAATCGCAGCAGCTACCGCAGCAATTTGCAAAGCCAGCTTCTTGCTTTCTGGCGTCATGGCTTGGATGCGCTGCAGGAATGACGTGAATCCGTCAATCATATCCTTTACGACTGGCAGCAAGTCCTCTGCAAGCTCGGCACCTGCCAGCTTTAAATTGTCAAGCGCCGTGCTGAACTTACCTGCTGCCGTCTCGCTAAGGCGTTCCATAGCGCCCGCAGCAAAGCCGCCCTCCTCGGCAAAGCTCTTGAGCACCGTGTTAAACTCCTCGACGCTTACACGGCCTGCACCAAGCTTATCGGCTGGCAAACCTGTAGCGTCAGCCAACGCGGTAAAGATTGGGATGCCGCGCTCTGCGAGCTGGTTCAGGTTCTCCAGCTCCACCTTGCCCTTGGCATTGACCTTCGCAAAGATGGCGGCTATCTCGTCAATGCTTGACCCAGAAGTTGCCGCGATGTCGCCAAGGAATTGCAACTGCGTATTGACGTCTTCGATGCCTGTGCCTGATGCAATCAACTGACGCGCTGACTTGGCTACCGCTTCAATTTGAAAGGGCGTCTTTGCAGTGAACTCGTTTAAGTTCTTCATCATAGCAGCAGCCTGCTCTGCGCCGCCTGTCAATGAGATAAACGATGTCTCCAGTGCTTCGAGGTCTGCCGCGCTTTTTACTGCAGCAACGCCAAGGCCCGCCAGTGGCATCGTCAACGATCGCGTCAAGTCACGCCCAATGCGCTTTGTATTTCTGCCAAAGCGGTTGAGCTTCGACATGGATTTGCCAAGCGCCTTGTCAAAGTCGCGCGTCGTTGCGCCAATCGTTACTATGAGGTCATTCAGCTTTGCCATTCGTCGCGCTCTTTAATTGCTTGCAGTAGTTGCTCCTTGGTTAAATTCTTTGCGTTTTGTTTCGGTCGCTCCCAAGGGAATTGCATCATATCCTTTGGTCGCAATTTACGGCCTTTCCGTAGATGGGGCTGCATGTAGATTGTAGCGAGCCATCTGGTGCGCTCCCACTCAAACCGCTCGGCCATCTCTGCGGTCTCACGGTTGGCCTCCAGCGCAAGGCTCAACTCGCCAAACGTCATGTCCCAGAACGCAGAAGGGGACAGGTGCAGCACACCCATCCCCATCCGAATAACGTCAGGCCACCCTACAGGCTTCTCGCTTTTGTCTACGCTTTTTTTTGGTCGCTGTATTCACCGAGTACGTCAAAGCATTGCGTGACGTGTGCAAGCGTAATGTGCTCCTCGAACTCCTGCAGCTCCATGTCGAAGTCGACGCCTTCGAAGTTGCAACCGCACTCTACGCCAACAAAGCAGAGAAAAGCGCAGGCATCGGCTGAGAGCTTCGACGGATCGGACAAGCTGAAAACGTTGACCTTCGCCTTGCGTTCGAACTTCTTGAGCGCCTTCATCGAGTAGCGCACAGGGTACTCGTTGCCGTTGATTTCTATCATCAAATAGTGGCCTCAGTTACAGTACCAGTAATTTCGAAAGTAGCGCTGTAGGTAGCTGTGTCCTCAGTGCCGCCTGACTGCTCCAAGCTAGTCAAGAAACCGCTGAAGCTGTACTTCTCATCACCTGTTGTGTTGCTGCTGAAAACCAAAGACAATGAAGTGCGGTTCTTCCAAGCTGAGTACAAATCGGTGACGTCTTGGTTAGATGCGTCCTGATAGTCAATCAAACCGCTGACGCTTACGGAACCTGATCGCAAGCCGCCAAGCAGCTCACGGTAGCCTGCGCTGTCCTTGGTTGTGATGTCGATGGTCTCCATGTTGAGAGACAGTGAGCAGTCGGTCGCTGCTGCGATGAGCACGTCAGCGGCTGGTGATCCAGTCGTGATGTACACACCCAAATTTGTGCCGTTGAAAATAGCCATGATTATTCGGTGTTATCTTTTTCTTCTTTCTTTTCTGACGCTTTCTTGCGCGGTGCAGGTTTGGCCTTGGGTTTCTCGGCCTCTTTCTTCTGCAATTCAATCCAGTGCTTGAGCTTCATGGCTGCAATTTACGGCAAAATGATTGACTGCATCAAATGCCTTTTTTGGCCAGAAGAATCTTCAGTTCATTGACAGCCTCCAGCAGCACGTCCAACTTCTTGGCCATATCGTTCTCGCGTTTCTCAAGGTTGATGATGCGCGACTTGAGCAAGGTGACATCTTGGTTAATCTTTGTCCATGCTGCGATGCCTCCACCCAGCAATGCGATGAACTCGAATATCATCGCCGCCGTAATCTGTTCCATGCTCAAATATCGTCAATTTCAAACCAACCGTTTTGCACCATGTAATCATGATCCCGCACTGTCGTCGTGCTGGGTATGATGTGCTCAAACGGAAATTTGTGATTCGTCTGCACGTATGCGCTCAACTCAAACCGCTCGTCATTGGTCAGCTCGGGAAAGCAAGCGACCAACTTCTCCAGCGTCGCCGCTTCGTGGACGTGGATGAGGTAATCCGTATCCACCTGCAAAGCGTTCTGGATTCCGTCGGGGTGCGTGACGATTCCAAAGACGGTTGACGCCTTTTCGCCTTCTGCCTGAATGAGAACGGGACGCGAGATGTTGTATAGTTCTCGCGTTATTTGCTTTGCCCGTGCTTCGCTTGTCTGCGTGGCGGTTGGAAGTACGATTATGTATCCGTTCATCAGTAGATTGAATAGAAGGTGTTTATGTTGTCCTCGATGCCCGTGCGGTCGGTTGTTTTATCGCTTAAATACAAAACTGCTTCGCTCATTACGCCGTTAAGAAAAAAAGAAGTGCCGCCAGAATTACTTGCAAAAGTATTTGTGCCGTTTTGCGCTCTTGAGGCCGCTGTGCCTGTCAAGCTAACGTTGTTATGATGCAAGGAATGTGAAGTGCTTGTGCTGTTCGTTATGTGTGAGGTAATACCTAACGTTGTTATAGTTGGATTTCCTGATAAAGACGATGTACCTGCGCCGCTGTTGTCGCGGGTCACTATACTGTTACCGCTACGGTTTGTACTCATTGCAAACCGAATACCGCCGCTTTCCATATTGTAAATTTGCTGTTCACCTGTTGCAGATGCTTTCCATGTTGCAATCATAGTCATTTCTGCTCCCCACGATTCTCCAAATTCCATGTAATCACTTGCTCCATCAAATTGCACCGTAGGTTTCCCGTTCTCCGTCACAACGCCCGTCGTGCCGTCGTAAATCTTCGGCATATTCGCCGTCGTCGCCTGCGCCGCCGTGTTGCTGTTTCCCGATTGGTCGTACCAATAACGAATAAACCCGTCGTTACTTCCGCAATGCGCAGCCAAGGCTGTTGTGTCAAGTTCGCCGCTTCCGTCAAATCCAATATCTGCGTAACTGGTGCCGTTCCAAACGTTAATTGCATCGCCTGAGTAGGTGCTGGACAATAAACGCAATGAATACGCAGCCGCAGCCCCGCTGTAATCGTCAAGTAAATATGAAACTTGGCTCACCTCCTCCCACGTCATTTTGAGGCTAATCGGAACAGTGCCCCCCGTGCGTTCCTTCAGGTAAGCAAGCAAAGCCGCCTTCGCATTTGCAAACGTCGTGTTGTCGGCGATGGCTGTGAACTGCGTCCAATCGGCTGACGTGTCGGGGTCTGCCTGCGCTTTCTCAGCGTACCACAACTTTCGCCGAATATCGTAACCGCTGGTTGGCGTGTCGCTCGATGCCGACTCGCTCAAACCGTCGCCGTCCGCCTGCGCCGTATAGTACAGCTCGACCGTTTCCGTAGCACCTGAACGTAGCGCAGCCGCTTCTGTATCGTAACGCTGATGATACTGCACGTCGATCGCAATGTCAGCCCACTGAACATCGTAATCCGTCCCCGTGCTTTTTACGAGGGCTTGCCCCGTAGTGCCTCCTGCAATTAGCCCAACCTTAGCTGTGTTGGTTGTTAGGTTGGTGCGCTCTGCGTCGGTAATAATCGCACCGCTGCCCGCGCTCGTTACATCGTTCAAATTAGTGACGCTGGTGGGTATGTCCTCCGCTAGACCAAGAACGCCGCTTTTACTTGGTAGTACAATTGCCGTGTCTTGCGTGGTGCCTGAGCTGGGGCGTATCCACTGGGTATATATCCCGTCCTCCAATTTGAAGTAAGTCCCAAACTTTACAAGTAGGTCAGCTACATTGGCCGTACTCGAACCGTCTAAATGCAGCGCAGTAAACGCTGTGTCACCATTCGCGTCAGTCGCTACAACAAACTCAATATTACCAGGTGACGTTTCTGTCAACACGACTTTTGTAATGCCTGTCTGTACGGTTGCCTTTGTTTGTTCTAATTTTAACTCGCTCTCCGTGCCTGCTCCGTTTTTGACCGTTGTCACTAAGCCTTGTTTAAACTCATCGAAGAGAGCAGTTGTGCGGCTGTCTTTTACCCATTCTTCTAAGCCGCCATCCCACATAATACTTTGACCCCCCAAAGGGTTGTCTACGTTAACATCGTCTAAGTCGCCAAGCGTTTCCGCGCCGCCCGCGTCGTCTGCCGCTTCCCAGTTGCCCGTCGTGCTGTTGTATGCAATCAGCTGACCGTTTGTGACGCCGGTTACATCTACGTCATTTAGTTCGCCTAAGTTCGTGCCGCTAATTGGGCTGCCTTGTGCTATTTCGAAGTCGGTACGGCTTATGCGTACGTCGTAGTCGGCACTGATGTTGTACGCGCGTTGCGGTTCGTCGAAGTCAATTATTTCGTTTAGGTACTGAATGCTTTGCACGTTCACGCCGCTGTACGTGCCCTTAACACGATCTAAAGCAGCGCGAACCGCTACGGCTAAGTCGATGGCTTCCGTGTAGCTTTGCGAGTAAATATTAACCTCAACTTGCGCGGTATCTAGCTTCGACGGTTCGGGCTTCGTATCGGTCGGCTCGTTGTTGGCAATGGCGTAAACGATATAGGGCAAGTCGGCATCCTGCTGCGCTATTTCCGGGTAAACGCGCGTACTTACTACGTCCGTAACGTCCGTCGCATTGGTTAAAAGGTAGTATATCGCTTTTCCTACAATCATTTCATGTATCGTTTAAACTCGCTTCGGTACAAACTTACCTGCGCTTTTTTTACCGCTGGTTGCGCTAAGGTCAAACCGCGCTTAAATGCGCCCGTGTTTTTGGTCTTTAAGCGTGCCCCGCGTCGGCCGGGAATCATTCCCTTTTCCATCTGCGAAGGCCGTGCGCCCATTTCTACGATATGAGCGAACCAACCGTCGGCGCTTTCGCGAACTTTCCGTTTAAAGCGTTTGCCGCCGCCCGGATTGACTCGCGGTCCTGCTATGGCGGTATTGCTTCCCTTGCTAAACCAAACGCCAATAGACGCTTTCAATTGGCCGCTGCGTACAATTGTTTTTGTCGTGCCGCCGCCTTTTTTTCTGCGCTTTATTACTATGTCCTCAGGGTAATTTGTAATCTCGGCTCGCTGAATAGGTACGTAAACGCGCGCCGCCTTACGATTTACCTTTTTCAGTTCTTTGTGCTGGATGCTTCCAAACCGTGCAGCGCGATCTAAACGCTTTTCAATTTTTCGCAATTGTCGTTGCATATCGTCCATTATTCACCTCGCAAGCTGGTTACAATTCTTAAACCTTCGCCGCGCCCGATTTCCTGCACGCCTTCAATTTCATAAATATCGCCGTTGTAGCTTACGCGGTCGCTGGGCCTTACGCCGCTAACGTCGGACGAATAACGGATAATAAAATGCACGGGTTGCCGGCTGTAAAGTTGGTCGCTTTGTACAGCTTCGCGGCCGCTGCCTTCCTTGTACTGTATTTCCGCCCATACCGTCGCCAGCGTGCCCCACGTTTCCGCGCGTTCGCCGTACGCATTTGCTGCCAACGTAGCGCGTTGCAACGTTATGCGCCTGTCCATCGTGCCAAACCTCATACAGCCAAAATATTGCGGTACGGTGAAACAAGGGAATGAATACCTAACGGCAACTCGTTTAGCTTGGTGCGCGTTACCTGCTGGCGGTTCTCGTACAGATGCCCGACAAGTAAACGGATCGCGTGCAAAACGGGTTCGGGTACGTCGGCTTCGGCGTACCCTACGTTCATATTGATTTGTACGGCGTGGAATGTATCGTCGTAAAGCTGTGGCACGTTGTCGAAGGTGATGCGCGCCGACTTCGTTTTAATGTCGTACCAATACTTCGCTGCGGGCAGCGTCTGCGTGTCGCCGTTCGCGTCGGTGTACGTCACCGAAGAAATCGAGTTCACCGGCCCGACTGGGAACCGCGCGTTATAAAAAAAGTCGAGGTAGCCCACGGCAGTAACGTCGCCCAGCCGCGTATTGCAATAATCCTCAACCCACGAAATGGCGGCCGCGCGCAGGCTTGTTATTAGCGTGTCTTCGTCGCTGTGGTCAACGCGCAAATGTTCTTTGAGGTCGGCAACCGTTATCACGCTGTCGAGCGTCGGCGTACCTGTTATTTCAACGGTCATCATGTCGCTAAAATACGGACAAAAAAAAAGGGCGACCGAAGCCGCCCCTTTCTTAGAATTCACTTAAAATCAAGTCAATTGCGTAGCCTTCGCGAGTGCGCCGGGCTGGCGTACATCGAAGTCGTAGAATCGGTTGACGTGCAAAGCAATTTGCGCCGTGCCTGCATTGCTGTAAGGGTCAATCAACAAATCTACGCCCGAGAAAAACGCGAGTATAGCGCCTTGTGCGAAGTTTCCGAACAACATTTGACCGGCTGCGGTTGAAGCATCAGCCAACAAACCGTTCACGAGGTAAGGCGTTGCAACTGCGTTGTAGCCGTTGAAGTTGCCTCCTTCCCACAAAGCCGAAACGCCTGATACAGCAGCTTCTGCTTTTGACAGTTGATAAGCAAGCGGACTCATAACGTAAGACGCGCCAGCAAGATTGCCGTGGTCTGCTAATACTTCGCTTTCCATCTTAAAGGCCAAGGCTGCATCCAAAGCAGTATCGCCTGTAGTTGAGACGTTGATAGCAGTTGAAGCCAAAATAGCATCGAATGCAGCGTCGTCAATGAATGCGTTCATTGCTGCGCTCAGTTCGTTCGCAATCAATGCATCAACTTCGGGGCCGCCTTGCAAAATCAATTGCTTGCTGTACTTGGTGTTCGCTGCAACGCGCTGTGGAGAAAGTGTCAACTCGTCCATTTCCATTGTTGAAGCTGCATCCGCGCTTACCTCGTCTTCGCCAGTTCCTGCCGCCTTAGCACTTACGCGTGGGAACTGCAAGTTACCGGTAGCGTTGCGGATAACGGTTGTGCCGAGCTGCTCAATAACGGACGGTGCGCGCAATGCTTCAATGGCTGCTGGTACGGAAGTAGGCACAAATCCTGAACCGTCGCCGCTGCCCGCTTGGAAGTCGTCAGCCGCTCCAGCACGCAAAGCAATGGTAGGAATAGCTACCTGTCCTGCTGTCTGCAATCCTCGGCTGCGCATTTCCTTTTGTGCTTCTGCTGACCATTCAGCTTCCGCACCTTCCAAAGCTCGGCCGTTGGCTACTGTGGCAATAGCTCGCGACAGGCTGAACTTGTTGTTTACGCGCTCAACTTCGCGCTGCTCGGCGTTCGATGCCGTGCCGCTTTGCGCCATGCGTGCAACCATTTCCTGCTCGCGCTGCTTGTGCTTAATTTTTACGTCCAAGTCGGCTACCATGTTGTCGAGCTTGTCGCATCGTTCCTGCTCGGCCTCAGTCAATGAACGGCCTTCGCTGTCGGCCTTCTGTCCGATACCTACGAACTCTTCGTAGTATGCGGAACGTTGGCCCTTTAAATCGTTAAGAGTCATATTTAAAAAATTGTTTTCTGATTTCTGCGTAAAGTTACGCGCTTCGGTTTTTATGGTTTCAGGTTCTGCGCGCTCTTCCGTCGCCGGTTCTGCTGCTACCTGTTCGTCGTTCAATTCCTCCGCTTCCTGCGCCGCCGCTGCCATGTTTCGCGCGTATACTGAGGTCGTAGCCGAAGCCGGATAAGTGACCGCGCTCGTGTCTAATAACCTGCCTACCTTAGTGATGGTTCGCGTGCTACGGTCTTCGCTCCATTCGTCGGCGTCAATCGTAAACGCAAACGAACTTTGGGTAATATCGCCGCGCTTAATCAGCTTGTAAAGGTCGCGCCCGTCCTGCGTGTCGGCCAGTGCCGCACGGTATCGCAAACCGGTTTCGTCTACAGTCAATTCCAAAGTGCCGTTGGTAGTTCGTGCGAGTGGTGCGCCGGTATGGTTCAGCAAGAACCGCACGTCGTCGCCTAACACGTCGTCGAATGCGCCGCGTGCTACGGACTCTTTGAAATACCCTAGATCATACTCAACTTCGAAGTTGCTGGCATAGCCTTCCACGATTAACGAATCGTCGCCAGCCGCCCGCACTTCGGCGGTTCTTAATTCCACGTCGTCGCCATACTGCTTGCGCAACTCGGCTTCGTGGTTGTTGTTCTTTTCTTCCATTTTATACTGTTTCGTTGCTTGCCAATTTTTCGCTATAATCCTGCAGCTTGTTAAGTGCCAATTGGTTCACTTGGACGACATGCGTATCGCCGCCCTCGGTCGGGTTCATATCCTCCTTTTGCCGCACTTCGTTAATGTTCAAAACGCCGTTTTGCAGCATCTGCGTGTAAAACGCCGCGCGGCTTTGCATGTCGCCTCGGTACAGATCGTTCAAATTGAACTTGCTGTACAGCTCGGGCCGCTCGCGTGCCTGCAATAACTTCCGATCAATTTCCTGTTCGATGCGCTTTGCCCACGGCGTAACCGTATGGCGTGCGAACTGCAAATTTTGTTGCTCGACGTTGTTGTACGTCGTCTGCGATTCCAGTTGCACTAAGGCAGGCGGCACGCTGAAAATGCGGCAAATCTCTTCGGCCTGAAACTTGCGCGTTTCTATGAATTGCGCTTCGTCGGGGCTAATGCTGATTCGCGAATACTTAAACCCGAACGGCAAAAGCTTCGTGCCGGCCTGCTGCTGCGCCTTGTTCCAGCTTTGTTGGATAATATCCATTTGTTCCTTTTTCAAAGGCTGGTCGCTGGATAGTATGCCGGTCATTTGCCCGCCGCTGCCAAAGTATTCCGCGCCAAATTCCTCGGCGCTTTTCGCTAATCCGAGGTTTTCACGGTGCAAGCGGATTGGGCTTTTGCGCTGAAGGTTGCAAATTTCCAGCATGTTTTCAGGCTGCACCATTCCGACGTTCTTAACCGAAAAAACGGGCTGGCCGTTGACGAACTTGCGGTCGACGTCGTAATAGTCCAAGCAAACAAGCTGCGTTGCGTAGCCGCGTGCGTCGCGTTCAATCAGCGCGTAGCCGCAACCGTTTAACACGGCGTGGCTAATAATGGTTTCCCAAAATTCAAACGCCGTTTGATATTCGTTCGGCTTGTATTTGATTACATCGAACGCAGGATGCACGTTTGCAACGTCAATATTTCGGCCGTTGCGTTCGTAAATATCGAGGTTCAAGCTGGCAAGCGTACTTGCGATTTTGTACGTGCAAGCGTAAACCGTGCTTATGGTAAGGGCCGTCGCTTCGTTTACGTTCGCGCCGCTAATCGTGTGGCCATAAATCCCTAGCTCGTTGGGAATTGCTTGGCTGTCGTATTTGCCTACGCGGTAACGAAAAAGCGCGTTGAATCTGTCGCGAAGTGTTGCCATATGGTTCGCAATTTACGAAAGGGAAATTATGTCGAATATGGTGTCGGCTGCGCCGCTCGTTTTGTGGTGGCCGTATTCGTTCATGGCAATTATTGAAGCTATTACGCCGTCGACTTTTTTGCTTTCGTGCTTCTCTTTCGTCACGCGCTTGTTCTCGTTTACGTCGGTGTAAACCACGGCGCAACCCATTTGCCAGCGCAGCACCTCATTACCGCCGTGAACTATATTCCCTTTCATCATTTGCATTTCAAATTCCTTTGTCGGGCCGTTCATGGTCGTAATATTTTGCGCCATTGGGTGCATTTCAATATCGTCTTGTATCAACTCGCTAACGATGTAAGTGCTGAACCTCGGATCGTATCCGATGCTGCGCACGTCGTATTTGCTGCACGCCTCGACTATGTGTTCTTTGACGTAACGAAAGTCCGTTACGTTGCCCGGCGTTATGGTTATATGCCCGCCCTTGGCAAATCGGTGGTAATCAATGCCCGCGCTTAGTTTCTTAGAATCGGCTTTATCCTGATTCACAAACTGGTGAACAATCAAGTAAAAGCAATCGCATTCGTCGTCCCTGAATAGCAAAGCAAAGGCTGTTAAATCCTGCGTACTTGCAAGGTCGAGGCCGCCAAAGGCCGGCAAGCTAGGCAGCTTTTCCCACGGTATAGGGTCAGCGCCGCGCATGAAAACGTCGTCGGGAATCCATGCCGTTTCCGCGCTCGTCCAAATATTAAGGTTCAGACGTAGAAACGTGTTCAGGTACGACGGGACGTTCTGCGCTTTCTTGCTTTCTTGTTCGAAATACGCTTTGGTGCAGATGCTGCCATATCCCGGATTGGCTTTCTTCCATGTTTCTTCGCTTGTCCAATCATCGCTTTCATCAGCGGCATAAAGTACCGGTAAAAAAGTTTCATCGCGTAAAGTGCCCGCCGCCACTTGCCGAGCGTACTCATGCACTTCAAAACAAATCGAATTACGGTCATGGCCAGCGGTAGTTAGTGCGATAATCAAAGGCTGCGTACGTGCGCCCGTAGATGTTACGAGAACATCCCATAAATCGCGGTTGGGCTGCGTGTGCAACTCGTCAAATATAACGGCGTGGCAGTTAAAGCCATGTTTCGTGCTGGCCTCGGCGCTGATGCTTTTGTAAAAGCTAGATTTGTATTCGATTTGCGAACGCAGCACCTTGGCGCGCTGGCTCAAGTGCTTGTTGTTGTGGATCATCTCCTGCGCAATCGAGAAAACTATGTTCGCTTGGTTGCGATCGCCCGCTGCGCTTATCACTTCCGCGCCGGGTTCGTTATCTGCAAACAGCATGTACAGCGCAATGGCCGCACTTAAATTCGACTTGCCGTTCTTTCTTGGAATTTCTACGTAGCAGGTGCGGTACTTCCTGCGGCCGTCGGCTTTCTTCCATCCAAACAGCGGCCGGATAATGTCGTCTTTTTGCCAATCCTCCAGCAAAAACGGCTGCCCGCCTAACTCGCCTTTGACGTGCGTGCAAAACTTCTCGATGAAGTCAACGGCACGGTTGGCGCTTTCCTCGTCGAAATAGTATTCAGGAGAAATATCCGTCAACGCTTTCTTCGCTTTCCGTCGTTGTACCTACCAACCTTTCAAGCGTGGCAATCATTGCTTGCTTACGCATTCGCGCTTCCTTCAGCTGCTGCCATTCGGGGCGCGCACGGCTGTACACGTCGCCGCTTTTGCCCGTCACCATGTAGCAAGTGCCGTTGTCGTTGCAATACGCCTGCAGCATTTCCTCTTCAATTTCTACGCAGGCCAGCGTTTGAATTAGCGACTTTACGCCGCTGGTTAGATCGCTGCGCGTGCTGTATTCCGCTACGCGCTCGGTATATCGTTGGAATTGTGCGTCGTTCATGCGCCCAATTTACGGGCGTTTCCCTTTAGGTTTCAAGTAGACGCGAAA